TTAGATGGTTTTGACTGGATCCCGATACAATGGGTTTATTAGTCTCACATGCCATGGTGCACTTTTCCCCCAACTGTAGCATGGCATATCCTTTCCAAAGTTATCCTTATAAATTTGCTGAATGATTTTTAACTCGTCAGGGTATGCTAAAGCTGTAACCACTCCATCATGCATCCAATAAACACATCCTTTTCCCTCTACTGTAAACATACACTGCATATCCTCTACTCCTTCCTGATCTGTCGTTGTGCTTTGGTTTCCGTTCATAAGCTCCTTGATACGGTTAATAAAATAGGCTTTTGTCTGCGCTGCACCGCCGTGAATCTCCACTGATCTGTGCGGACAAGCGGTTGCAAACACTTCCTGATGCAATCGGATTGTGTTTGCATTAGGCGTGATTCCATATTGCTTACACTTTTGAGCGCACCACTGTAAAGCGCGCTCCTCATTTGCTTTAAATGTGTTCAAATCTCCCATACTCTGACAAACTTCGATGCTCAGGTAATTTATATTGCCGTCTGTATTTCCGCAATGCCAAGCACAGTTTGCGTCATCCTCTACCTGCCTAACACCATCGCTACCGCAATATGCGTGAGCGAACCCTTTTTCTTTGTTCTGACTACCATTTGCTAAAGAATTAGCCCAATAAGCTGCATTCAGAGAATTGCCACCTGCATCATTGTGGATAAAAATACCGACAGGATTCTTCCCTCTCCTGCCGGCAATTCCTCTACAGATACTCATTACTCCTGTTCCTCCTGTTCTTCTGTCTCAAATACCTTTTCCAGTTCCTCTGCGGATACTCTGCCAAATTCGTTCTGTTCGCTCATGTTCTCACCTCCTTGCATAATAAAAGAGAGCCTGTTTCCAAGCTCTCTTTTCACTATTATAAGATTCCGCCTCCATCAACAGATTTTAAACTGTTGATATTGATAATCTGATAATAGCCCTCTCCGATTGGTCTCATGTAAAAACGCTGCGCATCTGAACCATTTGTATCATAAATATCGATATTTGTATGGTTGTCTACTCCATTTCCAAACACATCCAAACGCTTATTTGTATTGATTTTCGGAGCGAGTTCAAACGCAAAATTCCCTAATATTGAATCATTTACTGGAATTATCTTCCATTTCTGAGCATTTGTTCCATTCCTTTTATAGGCTACAACATTCTGTCCATTCTCATCTTTACCTTCATGTACATCCAAAAACAGACCATTTCCTTTGCACTGCATTTCATAGAATCCATCTGTGTCCTTTATCAGCTTCCACCGCTGATTATCTCCCCCGTTCCATTCATATAAATGTACATTCTTAATTTCTTCCGTTTCTGTGTTGCCTTTATATCTCAAAATACAATCCCACGGGAAATTATAATACCCATGCACACTCGCTTCTTTTCCGCTGCTGTCTCCTGAAACTCCATCGTAATCAGAAGAAAATTCAGCCAGCTGGTTATTACCTACATATAATGCCACATGATTCACTTCATTTAGAAGAATATCTCCTCTGTTCAATGAAGTGCCAACTGACAGTCTTGTCCATCCTCTCGCACAAAGCTCTGCAGCCATATTGCCTGTATATGTAGCTGATCCAGTATCAAATCCAGCATTTCGCAATGCTGTTATGATGGAGCTTGCACAATCGTAATCCTTTGGTCCCCATCCTCCGAGACGATAGCCATATGAATTGTCATTACACATGTTTATCATATTTTGAATGAATTGTTCTAAATTTGCCATAAAATAATACCTCCATAATCTATTCTTTTACTTATTTACGAGTTTCTATATTTATACACACATTGGAATCACCCCCATTCCATAAACATTCATTATTTAGTATTATCGTCTTTATTTACCAACTTATCTGCAACTTCTAATCCTTTGATAAGAACAACTGGCACATTTAATCCAGCTTCTACAAAATTTTCCAAGATCGATCTAATCTCGTTAATAAGCAAGCTTGCAAGTACAAACCATCCAAGTAATGTTGTAACCTGTAAATCTACTCCGATAGTCTTTCCTATTTCTATGAATACTGCACTTGCTCCAAATGCTACCATAATCATCAACCAGTACCCTAATTTCTTTAATACACCTTTCCACCCTTTAACAGAATTTTCTTTCTTAGCCATTCTGCTCTTCATCCATCCTGTTATCCAATCAGCAATATTTAAAAGCAAAAATGCTACAAATAAAATCCAATGTTCTCCGAGGATGTACGAGAGAACAGCAACGACCGTTCCTACAATCGCATTATAAACATCAATAATTGGTTCTGCATAATTCATTTTCTTCATATCCTCACTTTCCTTCCTGTATTCGAATTGTAAAATAAAATGTGTACAGACTCTCTCTTATTGCACAATTACCTCTCCATAACACTCATACGTAACAGGACTTTTATATTCTTCTGCAGACAATGTAACGTTTCTATTTGTTTTGAATTGTATATTTCCCGTTCCTACAATTTGCTGTGAAACACTCATTAACATCACTAATCTTTGGTCTTTATCTGGAGTAAATGGGCATTCTATCATAACTACTCTGTCTTTGTTATCGTGCGATCCATTTTTGTCTGTATAAATCATTCTTACCTGATACCGTTTGTATCCGCTTTTCCGATATTTTAGTTCCCAGTTATTTTCGTTATAAGTCTTCCATTCCGTCTCTACACTCATGTCTTCGCTTAACTCTCGGCCCATATTTGCACTCAGTGGTGCATCACCTGCCTGTGACGTCAAATTATCCACAATATCTTTTTTCTCTACAAAGGATGATAGTGCACTCTTTATTTCATTTATTGCATACACTAAATTCTCTTTCGATGTTGTTGTGAGGCTGTCTAAGTTTCCAATGCTTTCCTTAACATTCTTTAACTGTTCATTCAGATTTCCAATGTATTTGCCGTAAAAATGCTGCAGACCTGTCCAACTTAAATATTTCATTTAACCACCCCTCTTTACGCGGTAAACAATGAATCGATCTCTGAGTTTGAAATGCTTTCTACAGTAGGAATCTCTGTTTTCAAAGCATAACCTTCCAACTTTTCCTCTACGCCTGTATTAGTTGCCATATCTTTTGTGGCGTTTGTGATCGCCTGTGTCACCTGGGCGCTTGTCTGGTATCCTTTCCCGGTCAGTTCTGTTTCCGTCACATATTCCGCCGGCACACTCGTCAGAAATCCGCTGTCGTTTGTCAGCTGGCTGATCTTGGTGGGAAGTTCGCTTTTCTTTGCATACGCCGTCAGGTCGATCTCGCGGGTTCCCAGTTTTTCATATTTTCCGTTTACCCATAAATACTCATCGTAGATATTCTGACCGGATCCGCTGTTTGCCACCAGATACAGGATTCCTTTTTCTCCGGTCTGCGGCAAGGATGATACAACCTGTGCATCAAAGCCCTTGATTCCGCTTACAGCCTGTGCGATTTCCTTTGTTACTTCTGTTTTGATCGCATAGGTGGACAGATCCACATTAACCGCCTTACTTCCATCTGGGCTTAATGCCTGTCCGTTCACTTTTACGACTTTGATTGTAACTTCACTGTTTAGACGAGTGTTCACCCATTCCTGTATCTTTGTTTTAAATGTTCCAAGTCCTGTTAAATCTAAAAATTTTGCCATGTTCTTCTCTCTCCTTTTCTTTAAAACAATCCATTAATCTCTTCTTCTGTAATTACTTCATTTCCCGCTCCTGCTTCCAGTTCCCCTATTTTCTGCTCGACGGATTTTCCTTCCGAGAGCTGTACGCTTTCCGCCATACACAGTGGATAATCCCCATTGTTTTTTGTCGATAAGGTGTTGACAATTACTACACCTCCGTCAATACTCTGTGCCATCTCTCAAACCTCCTCCTTATTTTACTGTAACTGCTGTAGATCCAAGTCCTGCGTTTACTGACATCCATACATCATAGTTCTGTTTATATCCGGATGCATTGGTAAATTCTAATGTCTGCACTTTTTTAAATCCACCGTCAAAACCACCGACATTAAATGTAGGCGTACCGAATGAAGCTGGGATCGCATACACGATCTTCTCACCTGCTCCGGCATTTACTGTAAAACTGCGTCCTCTGCCGCCTGCAAGCGAAGAACCCTCTAACGCAAGGATATCCGCATTTTCGAGTGATGCTTTGTCAGTCTTGCCCCAGTATACTTTTGGCTGGAATGTGATTGTCACGGTTCTGGATACAGACGCATCTCTTTCATCTGTGACAGTAAGAACGATATTCGTATTTGCTTTCACTGTCTTTCCTGTGTATGATTTCTTCCGGATGCTCTTATCCAGATTTTCGGCAGCTTCGCTTGCAAACTGGATTTTCTGGGTCTTAGGTTCTTTATTTAAAGTCCATATTACATCAGATGCAGTTACTGTCGCGCCGATTTCATTGCTGCTGTTTGTAGCTGTCAGGCTGTTAATTGCAATCTTGGTATATGCCAGATCGTCAATCTTCTGCTTGTACTCATCTGTAAAATCATTGGCAGATAACCCTTTCCCCTCCTCTTTTCTTACGTATCTTGCATCGTTTTTCTGTACCAGGTGTGCAAGTCCATCCTGATCCAGGTACTTCTTTTCTGCAGCGAGCACTGCTGCTTTTGCTACTTTCTTTCTTGGCATTTTCACTCTGCTCCTTTCATAATCTCGTCAATCTCCGGATTGGTGATCGACTCTATCTCCACAGTCCCTCCGCTGTTTGGCAGATTTACAGAACTGATTGGATCATTACCCGACAAAAGCTGCAGTTGATTCCCCTCTAACTGCAGCCCGTCTCCTTTTTGCTTTAATTGCTCCACGATCTGTTCCAGTACATGTTTATCCGCTGGAGCCTCATAATCTTCTGGCTTTTTTCGTGCTTTTACACTTAACCGAATTTCAAATATGGTCTTTCCTTCTCCCGGAATAGTCTTATATACATATGCCTGGATTGTTCCACTTCTTTTCAGTAATTCATTTGGAATGTCGACTGTGATGTCACCGTCTTCCACTTTCCCAAGTACTACCAATGCACCATTCGTACATTTGTCAGTGAAATGTACTTGTATTTGTTCTTCTTCTACTTCCATTCCGCAGATCTGTAAAACCTGTCCGTAGTCCCATTGTGTAAGTTTTCCATCGATATCTACCCGCTTGGAGCATCCATCAAATACTGCAATAATCATTTTTTATGCGCCTCCTCCAAGCGAATCGATATCCGAATTCGGAATATCCTCTATTCCTGTTACTTCTCCAGAAGCACCCCGTGGAATTTCGAAATCAAATACCGCCTCAGTTTCTGTACCCGAATTTTCAACAGACGCCTCTGTTCCGGCCTCCCCAGTCGTAGTAGTTCCGATCCGTATTGTTGCTGCCTTTCCTGCCGGTCCTTCCAGACCCTGAATACGTCCTACATTTTTCCACTGACCAGATACGTTGTCCCATACATATAGATTTCCATCTACCAGATAGGATTCGCCCACATTTCCTGTTGGATGTTCTCTGTTCAATTCCTCTTCTGTTTTATAGGACCCCAGTATAGTAACACCCGTTCCATCTTTTCCCGGATCCCCCTGAATCCCTTTTTCTCCTCTTGGACCAGGATCCCCTTTCTCTCCTTTAGCCCCTGTTGCACCGGATAAATCTACCATGTACTCATATCCAGTTGCGCCCTTTCTATAAACCTTGGCATTATCAGCATCATCCGGGTTACCGGTACTTATCATCACAATCGCATTTTCCGGAAGACCATCGGTTTCAAATCCTGCATTCATCTGTCCTACAGAGGCATAAATTTTTTGCACGTTTAAAGCAATGCTTCCACTTTCTATGGTCCCTGACTGCAGAGAATCAATTTCCATCGTTGTAATTTCAATCGGATCATACTTCTCCAAACGATTCAGTATATCTACAAGCGCCTGATATTCATTGGTTGACTGTATTTCGGATGCAGCCACTAAGTTTTCTCTGACCTCCATCTTCACTTTGAATGATGTGACAGCATTGCTACCATCAATCAAATGTAGCTGGCATTCCGTATTTCCCACTTCTGCAACCATTTGCGGCGTCAAACTGAACAGGACGCAATAATTGCTTATCACGGTTCCTTCTGTGTAAGTTTCTGATCCGCTTGGTTTCTTACAATAAATCCTGGCCTTACTGATTGTCTTTGCCATTCCGGAAATCATACAGCGCAGAAGTCTGCCCGAATCGTACTGTACTGCATAGATTGTTTGCATAATTCCCGAGTTTCTCACGTCAATGTATAAAGTTGTCGTTGTTTCCATATCACACCTTCTTTCTTATCCTGGTATCCACCTGACGAGGTAAACGTCTCCCGGCAACACACCTCCACCGCTTTTGTATCGCAGCACACAGTCCCACGGATAGTTATAGTATCCGGTTGTCCAAATTTCCTTTCCTGTCTGATCACCAGTCTGGCCGCCGGTTGTTCCGCCAAATTCATTTTGGCTGGCCTGCACAACCTGTCCATTTCCAATTCCCATTGCAGTATGGTTTACGATGTTCAGAAGGATATCCCCTCTTTGTACACCGGATCCTGTTGTCAGATTTATCTGCCCTGTCACATCCGTAAAACCGCAATTTAAAAATATTTCCCGCATATTACCGGTGTAGGTTGCCCCATTGCTTTTTACCGGAACCCCGGCATTTTCCCACGCCTGAATCAATAACGAGGAGCAATCGTAATCCGGTCCCCAGCGGTTTGTCTGATCATATCCATGACTGTTATCATTTGCGATTTGAATCGCCCAGTTTACCGCAGCTTCTATTTTTTCAGATCCTCCTGCATATTGACTCAGGTAGTTGTACCAATATCTTGCCTGCTGCCGCCTCTCGGCTTCCACTTCTACACCTGCACGTTCAAAGTTTTTCAAAAATGCAGATGCCAGATATTCCGGTGACTCTCCGCTGACCTTAAACTGATCAAACGACAGCGGATATGCATCGGTTGCAATCCACTGACCAAAAGAAACTGTAACAGAATCTATCCATGTAAGCTGACCGTTTGGATCCGTAATCCCATATCCGTTCGCACCTGCCCAGTTTGTATAATTTGTTGCCGGTGTCCACTGTACCAGTCCAAAGCCTCCACTATAGTTTCCCTCCTGCAGGCTTTGCCAGATTCCGGGATTGATGTTCGATTCACTTTGCATGTTGCCGCATATCCCAGCAATAGCATTCAGCGACCATCCTTTTTGTTCAAAAAAACTTAGTACTTCTCTTGCATTCCCCTGCATCTGCTCTGTGGTCAGATAAAAGTTTCCTATCGTCCATGACATCAGAAATCACCTTCTTTCGTGATTCCGCCCACAAGAAATCCTTTTTCAAACCTTAGATTTGTCCCATTCGAAAAAACTGCAGTTCCAGTCTTTCCATAAACTCCTGGTCCAACGTTTTCCGCATCTAACAGAACTGCATCCTTCGTGATCCTTAGTAAGTTTTTGCTGTCTTCTTTGTTTCCATCGGTGAATAACAATGCATTTCCAACATACGTCATACAAAGAACGCCCTCATCATTTTTGTTTGAAAATAATATTGTTCCGTCCTTTATTGTCACACGCCGATTATCGTTCAAAGAATCGCAGATATATTTCCCTTCTGCGTAAATTCCATCTTTATCCAGTCGGACTATTTCTTTCCCGCTTGCATCCAGCACCCTTGCAACGCCACTATTATTGTCAAGTCCTCCGATTTCCAAAGTTCCACCTCTGATCCGATCAGCCAGCATTGTTCCTGCTGTGATAAAATCAGCAAAGAATCCCTGTCCTGTTCCAAAGGTGGACCAGTCCCAGTCTCTTCCATCTGCAGTTCTTTTGCTGGCAATCTCGAACCCCATTGTACCAAGGCACATTGCCCCAAACGTTTCCGACTCCGGATTCAAATCTTCAAATAAAACAGCGCGTACTTTCTGTTTTTGTGCGATGTCGGACTGTGCCCGAAACTGTGCTTTCACTCCGTTTATGATGCCGTTTACCTGTGCTCCTATCACAGTGCCATCCGGCCGGATTGCACTTTCTATCCGATTTGACATACTTGATACATCCGTAATGAAATTGTATTGAAAGTCTCCCAACACAACAGATGCAACCTCTTCATTGATACAATCCCATTCCAGTTCTATGACACGTGCATCTGTTACAATATCCAGTTTGCTGTGACGACAATGTACTGTGTCTCCGATAGAAACTTCTTCCAGTTCCCGGATATCCGCGTACAATTCCGTATCATGCAGCATAACCATATCAGCGGATATCGTAACCTTCGGCTTGTCAATTCCAGCTTCAAACTGTTCCTCGCATTTTTCTTTTAACGCATTGTTCAGTTCTTCCTGTGTATTGCAGATCACGATTCCGTTCTCTTCGTCATCTTCCGCAGCATCGGCCTTCATCTTCACATCTTCAAATGTGATCACTCCGTATTTTATTGTTGGATATTTATCAATCAGTGGTGAGTCCACCCACGGTTCATTCCCCTCTATCATGTATCCGTTATATGCCTTTGGTACAATCCTTGTAATGACCTCGCTGGTATCAATCTCTTCCTGCAGCCCGTTTTCCGCAATATTTTTTCCATATAAAACCTGCACCCCATGATCGATTCCAACTCGGTCATTGACGGTGATCGTATAATTATCAAAAAGAACCTCACCGCCCCATCTGTTCAGGAAGGAGTTCTCCTCTTCTCCGCAGATTGCTTCGATCAGGTTCTTTGTCTGGTAATATGCTGTTGATATTATTTTGATATTAGATTTTCCACTGTACTTTTTATTTGGTGCGGTCATGATGTCCAGTGCCTGCTGCCCGTTTTTTTCCGTTGGACGTATATCCAACAGAAAACAATCATCAATCGCATCCATAAAAACCGGTTCCAGTTCTGCACTCACGCCAGCATCTGATTTTGCTTTCTTTTTGATCCGAAATAACTGTGTTCCATTGAATGACTCCAGTTTTACGACTGCGTCCTCTTCTATCCACTTCCAACGGCCCTCTTCATCGATCGGGTGCTGAATCTCCGCTTTCCAACTTCCGTTTAGTATTGCTTTTACAGAAGCGCTCTCCGGAAGTAATGGCATATCGCCGTTATGTTCATAATCCGTATTTTCTGGTTTATAAAGTTCTATCCTTATAAGCACCTCCAGTTCGGAATCACTTTCAGATCAAATCCTCTTGAGATATACACGGTATTCTCTCCCGGTAAAAGATGCAGTTCTGCATAATCTCCATACACAGATGTGTTCATCAATTTTCCATCTTTTCTGTATGCCATCAGCCTGTCTGTATCAATCACCAGATTCTGGCCAACATTCGCTTTCATTTGACTTCCGTTTACCTGCAGGATGCACTCACCTTCACCTGTGATCAAATAGACTGGTCTTGATCTGTCATATGGATTGTAAAACACCTCTTCGGGTGTATATTCTGCTTTTCCATCTGTTCGATATCGGTATCCTTCACACGTAAATTCTACCTCAAACTCTCCGACCTCTTTTACTTGCCGTTCTGCCGCATTGATCTTAGTATGTTTTACATGATAGAAGTACTCCAGTTCATCGCTTAAAATCAGTTCTGTATCATCTTTTCTCATAAGCCATCTTCTCGCAGTCCGAAATCGTTCCTGCCATCTTTGAGGATTTTCTGCAAATGTAAAAGGAACTGTGATTGTAATGTCGCTCACAGTTCCATCTTCTTTGAATATGCTCCCATCTCTTCCCGGTATGTTCAATTCCGTATAGTTATACTCTGCCGAAGGGATAGACGGTCTTTCTCGTACAAGTATTCCTATTTCTGTATTTGTATGGCCGTTTCTGATAATTTCATACATTTACCGTCTCCCCTTTCCTCTTTTTGCATGATGTACTTGAGATGTAAATCCTTTTTTGGCTGTTTCTACAATATAAGAATCAAGCTTTTGATTTCCAATTTGCACACCGACATTATTGTTCAAAACAATGTTAGTCTGTGTAGCACTTGCCAGCGCCGGAGTTCCTCCGTACATGCTCTCACTCATCGTCTTGGCAACTCTTTTTACCGCATTGGAAACCTTGTACACATTCTCATTGATTCCTTTTACCATTCCATCGATAAAATCCGGCATCCATGTTTCATAATCTCTCAAAGGACCTTCATCCGGTCTTGAAAAATGCAGGAAAGAACGAATCTTGTCTCCAATTCCTCTTACTGCATCTATAATCCCATTTACTCCGGATAAAATTCCTTCTGTTAATCCGTGGATGAAATCAGCCCCCCACTCCTTCGCGTTGTCTATCCACCCGGAAATCGTAGATCCTATTTTGTCAAAAATATTACTTACAATTTGTGGTAGATCCTGAATTGTATTTTTGATTCCATCACGCAATGCCTCAAACCCACTGATTGCAGAATTTCTCGCGTTGTCCACCGTAGTTTTTATTGTATTTTGAATATTGTTCCATATATTCGACATGGATTCCTGAATATTGCTTCCTATTCTTTCAGCTGTATTTTGTATGCTGTTCCAAATATTTTCTAACTGTGTTTTCAATGCATTCAGCAATGTAGATACAATTTCATTTGTCATCTCTACTTTGGTTAAGATTACTGTTTTTATCGCATCCCAGAAATTTTCCGTAATGCTTTGAATTGCAGTCCATATATTTGTAAATGCATTTTTGATATTGTTCAGAATATTCTCAAGATCGGATTTTAATCTTTCAAAATCTCCGGTCACAAGATCAATCAAAAGAAGAACTGGAGCCAATGTTGCATTTTTGATAAATTCCCAAGTATTCTCAGCCAACATTTTTATTCCAGTCCAGATTCCACCTAAATCTTCTTTTAGCCGTTCGAAAGAATCTTTGATAATCGATGTCAATTCTTTGATAATCGGAATTTCCATGATACTTGTCCATACAGATTCAAACTTTGCCTGTACACTATCCCATATACCACTCCACCATGCCGGTATTCCTTGAAAGAACGATACCATCTCATTCCATGCATTGGGAATCGTTTCTGTAAAAAATTCTACAATTCCATCCCATGCTGCAAAAAATCCGTCTTTGATTGCCTTTAAAATCCCGTTCACACCATCCCGGAACCATTCGCATTTATTGTATAAAGCAACCAATATCACTATAATTGCCGTTATAGCCGCAATTACAGGATGTGCCGTTATTATTCCAAGTAACCCCGTTACTGCCGTTTTAATTCCACCGATCAGATTTGTCACCACTCCTCCAATTCCAGATAATTTCGACAGCGTACCTGCTACCGCAGATATCCCGAGTGATATCTGGCCGATTACCATCAGTAGTGGTCCTAATGCTGCAACCAGAATTCCGACTACTACAATCACCTGTTGCACGCCTTCCGGTAGTGCTGAAAATTTATTGACAAGTGCGGTAATAAGTTCTGCTACCTTCTGGACAATTGGTGCCAGTGTATCTCCAATCTGAATCGCTGCGGTTTCCAGAGATCCTTTTAATTCCTCGATTGCTCTTGACCCATCACTCATCTGAGAATTTGCCAGCCTTTGTGCTGCCTCCTGATCATTTGCCGCATCGATATATTTTTGAAGCCCCTCAGTCCCGCTATCCATCATCACAGTAGCAGCACGCATTGCATCGGATCCGAAGATTGCTGATAATGCTGCATCCCTCGAAGCAGCATCCAATCCGCCCAGTTTGTCTTGCAATTCTTGAGCCATTTCAGCAGCTCCCAGAAGATTTCCACTGGCATCTCTCGTTTTAATGCCCAATGTTTCTATTTTTGTTGCTGCTGCTTCCGATGTTGGTGCCGCCAGCCTCTGGAGCATGGTTTTTAAAGATGTTCCGGCATCGCTTCCCTCGATTCCGGCATCTGCAAAACGAGCCAAAACCGCTGTTGTTTCCTGTATAGACCATCCTGCGTTTTTTGCTCCTGCAGAACACTGTGCCAGTGCCTGTGTGAGAGGTTCTACATCCGTAGAAGATGCAGCTGCTGCCCCGGCCAAAGCGTTTGCCGCTTCTGCAGACTCATTCGCAGACAGACCAAACGCTCCCATTGCCTGTACAACAACATTTGCTGCCTCTCCAAGATCCATCCCGGAAGATGCCGCAAGGTCCATTGTAGTTTTTAATGCCCCTGCTTTAATGTCGGCTTCTGTCAAACCACCTTTTGCCAGTTCTGTGATCGCATTCCCTGCATCAGTTGCAGAAAAGACTGTATCCTGTCCGGTCTGGATTGCAAGTTGTCTTAGATCTTCCATTTCAGACATGGGCTTATCAAGTGCTCCCGCCGCCTGACTCATTGCATCGTTGAAATTATTTGCCATAACAGTGGATGCCGCCCCTACACCAGTCAGTGCCCCCGTTACCGGCAGCAAGGATTGTCCCACTCCTTTGACCTTATTTCCAAACTCTCCTGATACCGCAGATACTTTTGCAAGATTCGCACTTGCACTTCCTGTAGTCTCTTTTAGTGATTTCAGTTTCTGTTCTGTCTCAACAATCTCTCTTTGAAGAGAATCGAATCCTTCTGGACTGATCGGCTGTCCAAATTCATCATCTACTTGCTTTTTCTGTGCTTTCAATTCTTTCAGTCTATCAGACGATTGGTCGACCTCTGTCTGTAGTTTTTTGTACTCTTCCGTATCAATCTGACCACTCTCTTCCATAGACTTCATGCTCTTTTTGAGCTTGTCCATTTTTTCGTTGGTCTTTACAATCTCCTCTTGAATCGGAGTATACGCCTCTTTCCAAGCATCATAATTTCCGGCGGTTTTTGCTGCCTGTTCGCTTGCCTGTTTTAAAGTTTCCAGCCTGTTTTTCGTTTCACTGATCGACTGCTGCAGCAACTTCTGCTTCTGATTCAGCAATTCCGTATTCGTGGGATCCAGCTTCAGCAATTTATTGACATCTTTTAATGACTGTTCTACACCGTATAGTTTTTTGTCAACACCGGACAGTGCCTTTTCTAACTTGGAAGTATCACCGCCAATCTCTATGGTAATTCCTTTTATTCTGCTCCCTGCCCTTACATCCCTCCTTTACAGTGCATCAATATCCGCCTGTGTTGCAATTTTCGGATAATCATACTCATCATTCTTCATTTCGATAAACATATCGTTGATCATTCCAATGCTTAACAGGTCTAAATCAGAAATAGAAATACCGCATTGTGCACATCGAAGCATAAACAATGCGGTATTGACCTCACGATCTATTTCCCTCTCTTTTTTTTTGGAACTGACATCTGTTTATTTTCTGATTTCCACATTTCCATGATTTCCGGCAAAATCTCATAGATATCAAATGTCTCGAACTGATCCAACCACTCGTTGATATCGTCCGGCTGGTTAGGATCGCCATGTTTATGCATCAGAAATGCAATGTTTTCAAACATTTCCAGTGATTCGATCGGGATTCCGCTTTCAAACTTACTTTCATCAAATTCTGTACCTTCTTTTGCGCATTTTTTCTGCATCTCGTCTTTGAGTTTTTCCTGGATCTTGATCTGCTTTTCAATTTTCTGCATATCTACAAAAATATCTCTCCCAAATTTCAGTCGATAAATCCGGGGGATTGCGGCAGAACTTTTGAATTTATATTCTGTTCCATTGATTGTGATCGTCTTTCTCATCCTGTTCTCCTTTTATGCTGCAACTTCCTGATCTGGAATGTACACCTTATCAAACCATTTTTCGTATAAGTCATCTGTTGTATCTGCTGTTGTCTTTGCCCGAACTGCCATTTTCTTAGCTGTTCCAAGCTGTACAGCGGATGCAGAAACTGTGACAGTGTCAGTTGTAGGTTCAATCGCGTCCTCTGTTGTGCTGGATTCTGTTGTAGGACGTGTAGAGGTACAGCAATAGAACCAGAACCGTGTTCCCCTCACATCTCCGTCAATTTCAAATCCCAGCGCAAACCGTTTTACTTTTGCAGTCGCTTCCTCCAGCATGACTTTGTTCTTGTCAATGTATTCACTTAAAATCTTTTCCCGGAACTCATCCGTGATCAGCGCCATTTCCCAGTCTCCCTCATATCCGCTATTGGAAGAAGAAACATAATACTTGATTCCATCCGCATAAAACGGTGTCAGTTCTCCCTGTGCTTCCAGTGAAAGCGATACGGATCCAGGTACCGCAAACGGTGTATCAAATGTAATTTCTCCCGTATCACTTTCCTGCAAAAGCGCAACATGCGCATTATGGATATTGAATTTGACTTTATCCTTTTTTGTTACCTGTCTTTCTTTCCTTACTTAGCCCTCCACTTCATATAAATAATCTCTCGGAATCTCTAAGCCAGTAAATATAAGGCTTTCAGATTCCTTTTTTATTAAAATCCCCCACTTTTT